CAGCGTCCGTAACAAGTCCCTATGCAGTTACATTGTTCAATCTGTGGGCGTAAATCTGTGTCGCGGTTTTCTTGACTAGTGAATAAATGATATAGATTCTTATTAGCTAGTAGGTATCTAATCAATCTTTGTTCAAAGAACGACGCTTTTTGCGCATAGTGTTCCATTCCGAAGGCTACTTCTGCACGTGAAACAGAACCGCTATAGTCTCCGAATTGTGTTTGAAGACCTTTGTTTTTAAGTTGGTAAGATAGTCCGAAAATAGCGTCTTCTGCTGAACGCCACGCTACTACGGGTTGTATGAATTCTACTAGAGTTTCTTCGTCGTTTGTTAACGTCTGTGTATTGTACGCATCTAATAAATATCTGTAAAACACAGACCCCAAAATAGGCATTACGCGAAGCTGTGCTTGTGTAGCTATGTAAGGCGTTACGTCTGTTACGTCTACATTCGCCGTTATTGGCGTGTTCGTTTTTAAATATGTTTCAGTAATAAAATATAACATCTTAAATAGTTGTTGGGGTTAAACTAGGTACTACGTCACCGCCTTCGATAGGTGCTAAACTTGCAAGGGCGCGAACTTCGTTAGTTGTCATGGTGTTAAGTACCTTTGTAGCTACTAATGGACTCATGGCGTTAAGCGCGTCTTGTGTTTTACTTGCGTCGCCTTCTACTTCTACGATAGTTTCATTTATAATTTGGAAATTCTTAATAACAAAATCCGCTTTCAGTTTAGAAATACTTAGTAATTCAGCGAAAACTTCTTCTACCATTTCACGCAACGGGATAACTACATTCTTTTCAAATATAACGTAGGCTTGTTTAATGTCTGCGCCACCACCAAGCGCGCCAGTAGTACGTACACCCATTAAGATAGGGTCTATTGTATGCGCGAAGCAAATCTGTTCTGTGTTTAATCCGCTAGCTTCTTGAAAAAGTTTGTCGTTTGAATTTGTTGGTATGCTTTCAATCTTTGGAAGTTGTTCCGCTGAATTGGCAAAAAATGCAATTCCTTTGCCCGCGTTGGAAGCTCCTTTCATCCGCTCTATCGAATCTCGTAGCATCTTCTTTTCTTCTTCGCTTTGTGGTCTTTTAGGGAACATCATAGCAAACGCTGGGAAAATGCTATTTTGAATGTTTGATTTTGCAAAATATGAAAGTTCACCAGATAAAAACGCAAAATTTAAAGCACTTGAATAGGTAGGTAATGGGTAATAGTCTTGTCCGATTGCCTTAATTTCGTACGCGTACAGCTGGCATTTATCCGAATTTAACGGGTGGTATTTTGTTACTGGTATTACGTCTATTCTAGAAGCCCAATCGTCACATAAAAAATAACAATCTTTTGCGCGGTTAATACGTACCTTTTCGGGACTTACGTTTTCGATTCTTTTTACTTGGTGCTTTTCGTCAAAGTACAATTTGAAGTAAACGCGGTTGTGTAAGACAAGGTGTTTAGTCACTTCACGTACTGATTTTGACAGCTTCATTTTCTTCTCCCAAGTGTACAGCGCTAGTTTTTCGTCAGCTGTTAACGTTTGCACCTTTAAATCGTAGCCAGCGCCTATAGTTGCGTTAACTTTGAAGTCTACGATAGCGCCGTGTAAAGGCGAAGTGAAGTAAACTTGGTTTAACATTTCTGGGAATAGGTTGTCTTGACCGAAAGGAATATAACCAGCCACTTGGTAGCGTCCGTTTACGTAAGGTAGCGACAAGTTCGCACCGCCTATTTTACCGAACGGCGTACTAAACGACTGATAGCCCTCTACTACTTCTGTTTTTACCGCTTTAAATCTGTCAAAAATACCCATGTTTAATCGTATATGCTAGATACTGGAACGCCAGAAACTACTAAGCGCCCTTCTTCTATTAAGTTAAAATCTGTTAAGTCCGTGTTTTCATCTATTACAATAGGCGTACTACTTTCGTAAACTTTGTACGTGTATTGTCCCTTTACTAAATCTAAATCTACTTCGTCTAGCGTGAATAAATTGTATCTGTAAGGGTAACTTGACGTGTCTTCACCCACCCAAAGAACGGGGTCTACAGCCGTGTTAAATTCGTCTTCAAACACGAATAAATAAAAGGGGTCTACTAACGTTGTTACTTCACTTAATGTAAGCGCAAACGTGTTAATTTCTCCTTTTTCAATATAAATCATAACTATATTATTTGTAATTAGTCACTTGTTTAAAAAACAAAACCCCACCGATTAAGGTAGGGCTGTTATAAGTGTTACGTTTCTAGAATGTAACTAAACTAATTAAGCTGTAAGACCAGCGATAATAGCGGGGTCAACTTCGTAAGCTAGGTCTGTGTTTTCAGCTGTCAAAACTAAGCTGTATTTAGAACCATCTGCGCGAGCCGTTCCAGAACCTTCGCCGTATGCAGAAACTTGCAAGTAAGGGAAATACCAATACTTTCCGTTAGCGTCACCTACGACAGCCGTTAGGTATTGCTGACCAGCACCAAGAATTTTAATCGCTTTTGATTTTTCTTGGTCGCGTCTGTGGAACATTAAGTTAATAGTTTGAGTAACATAAGACGAACCATTTACTAAATCAATAGCGCCTTCTTCTGTAAAGTTACCAGTATTACGTTTGAACTCCATAGCTACGAAAGGCTCGGACTTTGTAATAGCTGTAACTTCCCAGTTAGTACCCGTTTCAAGTGTGGTAATTCCAGTAATGTTATCTTGTTGGTTAATTAATAGGGTATAGATACCCCCGCTGTTTGGGTCACATCCTTTAAGGATTTCTTGTAATGTAGCACATGCCATTTTTTCTATATTTTTTAAGTTCAAAAAAAAGGGGCGGGCGCATTACCCACCCCCGTTATTTTAGTTGTTTATTGACTAGTCGAAACAAACGTTATAAACTACAATCTGGTCTGGGTTAGTGTAAGCAAAACCAGCTTTCAAGTTAGCACGTGTACGGATATAAGGCTCAGCTACAGAGTCAGCAAGGTTAACCGCTTTCAATGCTTTAGAGTCACCTTCTGCGTCAAACGCGTAAATCAAGTCTGTTTTCAAAGCTAATACCATAGTGTTAACTGGCATACCTTCAGCAAGAACGATTTTAATTCCTAAGAACGTTGGCGCTAATGGAGCAGTAACGTAAGTCAAAGTGTTACCAGAAGCCGCTGCGATTTGGTAGTTAACGAATACGTCAGAAGAAACGAACAAACGAAGGTCAGCACGTTTTGATTGAACTGCTGTAGGCGACGCTTGAAGTACCGCTGTCATTTGAGCCAATACGTTAGCGCTTGTAATAGCACCACCATACAAACCATTTACAGCTACGTCTGCACACAATTTTTTCAAGTAACCATCACACAAAGAAAGAACTGGGTCTGTGCTTTCTGTGTCACCTTGCCATCTAACTAACTCTAAATCGTTACCGATACGTCCAGCCATTTCATTCCAGTAGTAAGACATGAAAGAAGCTACGCTAAAGTCGCCGTTAGAACCTTGTGCCATTTGTAAAGCCAAGAAAGATTGTTCTAATTCGAACTGACAAATTTGTGACATTGCAGATAACGCACAAACGTCGATAGTGATAGCGTCTAGGTTGTCTGTAGGTGCGCTAAAGTTACAAGTTGAAGGCGCTAATAAGTTACCGAAAGTAACGTTTGCCAATTTTGTAGCTGACTTGATACCAGGCAACGTTCTGTAGTTGTCAGCAATATCTTCTGTTAAATACGCGCGAGAATAAAACTCGTCTGGGTTTGGACACAATAACGCGTTTGTGTCTACGTCAAGGTCAAATTTTAAATTTCTAATCATTTTTGTTGTTTTTATTTGTGTTTAAATTATTACTTACTGAATGCGCGAAACGCTTTGAATTTATCGAAAGCAGACATTTTAACATCTTTAGCCATTTCCATATCTTCTTCTTCTTCTTTGCTAATTAACATTTCTTCCATTTGATTTTTTAAGTCTGCAATCATACCGATAACTGCGTTTACTTGTTCTTCTACCAATGGTTTAACGATTGCTAAAATAGCTTCTGTGTCCATAGCTGGGTCAATAGCCATTTCTTCTTCTACTACTTCGTCTGTAGCGTCTTCTACTACTTCTTCTTCTACGCTAGTTTCTGACATTTCGACTTCTTCGGTTACTTCTTCTGTAACTTCCGCCATTTCTTCTTTTACTACGTCTTTAATTTCGACTACCTTGCCGTCTTTAACTACGTAGATTTTGTCTTCAATTGTGTGTTCTCCGTCTGGGAAATTCATATTATATTTATTTAGGTGTTTGCTTAATTTCATTCCTAGAAAACCCTCTATAGAGAATCCGACTTGTTCGTTTTTTACTAGGGTATTATAATAGTCTACGTCGGTAACTTGTGCAGTTAACATTAAAGTTCCTTTCGGTACTTCGATTCCGTAGGTTGTGTAGGCTTTGTCCTTTTTAGGGTTGTCTACAATCCAGCTTTCAAGAATGTAAGCGGGTACGTTTTGTTCTGCGTCGTGTTCTAAGTTGAAAACATTTTTATTTTGCAAGTCCTTCATGAACTTCACATAGATTTGCTCTATAGTTTGTTCGTCAAATTGTACGTAGTAGTCACCCGCTTCGTCGTCGCGTCTGTAGATTTCCATAGGAATCATAGCGGGTGCTGTTACTCTATATTTTAGACTATCCGAAAAGAAGTGTTTTTTTTCTTGACTAAATGCTAACCCTTTAACCTTAACGGCTGGGTTGTCTGTGAACGCAATTTGTTCGATACCTAAATCTTCGCCGTCGCTATACTCGGGGTCTATTGTAATTTTGTAAATAGGTAGGTCTTTAATCATGACTATATTAATAAAATAGTATATTTGTTCAAAATTTATATCATGGTAGAAATATTAGGAAAAGAAATTCCAAACGAAATGAACGAACTAACGATTCAGCAGTTCGAAGGGATTACGGACATTCACGCAAACGCGGAACTTGACAACGTCGAAAAACATTTAGAGGTGTTTAAATTTATGGGTGTCCCAGATGAAATTGAAGAATGTGATTTTGAAGTATTCAAAGACTACATTAACAAATTCAATACTGCTAAGTTACCGAATTCGGTACTATTGAAAAGTTTTGAAGCTGACGGCTACACTTACCAAGCCTACGAAGACGACTTTAAGTTAACGGCTAAAGACACGAAAGTCATTGAAAAGATTTTAAACAATAAACACAAAGGCTATATTTCAGAAGTTCTGGCTGTGTTGTTTAAACGTACTGACCTAACTAAAACTGAACACTACGCAGACGCACATATCAAACACAAGGCTAAAATCATTCGCGAATTAAAAGCAGAAGTTGCTGTTCCTTATTTGGTAGTAGTAGCAGAAAGAATTAACCAACACGTAGAGAAACTAAATGAAGTTACCGAAAACGTGGAATGACGTTAGATTGTTTCAGTTTAAAGAACTGCGACAATTAGAAAAAGGCGAAGGGTATTTAGCGTATCAACTAGACGCCCTCGCTATTTTAGCGGACGTAGACAGCGAAAAACTAGAAGACCTAGAAATAGATGAACTAAATAAGCTATTTAATTCTGTTAAATTCGTTCTAAGCGAACCAAAAAAAGCGTTTAAGTCTACACTTACTATAGAAGAAGAAGACTATATTTTCAAGCCGTTTAATAAATTAACGCTGTTTGAGTTTATAGACCTAGAATATTTTCTAACTAACGACTATATCGTACATATTTCTCATATAGCGTCCGTGTTTTACCGACGTATTGATAAGGATAAATGGAATAATATAGAATTTGAGCCGTATATTTTCAGTCCTTTTGAACGATTCGAACTATTCGACGACGTATTTATAACTGACGTGTACGGAATTCTTACGGACTATCTAAAATATCGTGAAAACTTTATGCAGAAATACGAAAACTTGTTCAATGATAACGACGAAGACGACGACGAAGAAGACGATATTAACGACTTTGATAGTGTCGAACAATACAAAGATAGCTTAAAGCAAAAAGAACACGGGAAAAAGGCTAAAAAGTGGGGGTGGGAATCTTTACTCTACGACCTTTGCGAAGGTGACTTAACTAAAATGGACGACATAGGTAACCAGTCGTTAATCTTTGTCTTTAATATGTTATCTATGCGTAAAGATATGGGACACTTAGAAACCTCTAAATTTTAAGTCATCTGTAAATGAACCTCCGATAGGCTCAAACGTATAAACTAAACTAGTCTTTTCGCCTAGGATTCTAGCAACTTGTAAGATAGGGTAACGTTCCGCCATCCATTGTGTATACTGGTCGAATATTTCTGCAGTCGTTCCGTTGTTCTGTAGCGCTTCTGTTAGCTTTGCGCACAAGTCAAAGGCTAACATATTTTTAGTCCCGTTGTTTAAGAACCCGAAATAGTACATAGCAATTATCTGTATTTCTAATTGACCTAGCGCGGGTATCTGTGCGTTTATTCTTACCGAGTCGTAAAGTGAACCCGTATCAATTAAAGTTTCTGCAAGGATTATTTTACGCAAGGTCTGCGCGATTTTATTACGTGTCTTGTATTTTACGTTAAATACCCCGTTATTTGCGTACCTTCCCATTACTCGCCTTTAAGTGCTTTAAGTTCGTTATACATAGCCAATAGTTCGGCTTCTTTTTGTGCAATAAGTTCTTCTTGTGTTGGTTCTTCTACTTCAATGAACTCAACTCGAACAAGTCCGTTATCGTCGTATATTTCGTTTCTTACTTGTGGCATAATTTATATAGTTATTCCAATAAAAGGTACTGATGTATTTGTTCCAGTAACTGCACCAAAAGGCGAAGGTGCAGAACCAAACGAAGGAACAGATGTTGCAAAATATTGTGAGCTTAATGATATTCCATTTAATCTTAAAGGTATTACACTTGCAATTACAAATGCTTGTATACTTGGAGTTCCAAACCCATGAAAAGACAGCCAATAAGTTGTACCCGCATTAAATGTAAAAGTTGTTGTTGCCGTTTTTAATCCCGTTGTTGAAAGGTCAAGATTAGCACTTTCATATAATTTTGTATTTGGCAATCCGTTTAAATCCGAATAAATTAAAATTCTACCTAATGCACCAGATTGTAAAGTTGAACAATTTATGTATAGAGATGAACAAGTAATTGATTGGACTGGGATAAATGGATAGGCATATAATCTACTATTTGCTATAACCATTGTACTTAATGCAGTTGCATTAAAAACGGCAACAACAACT